TGTGTGATTTGTTGAACAGCCATTATTAATATCCTTTAATTTCTTCCCAAGTTGGTAAAGCTACACCAGCGAGTGAATCTGTAGTTAATGTTCCGTGATTATTATTTCCTGATAAATCATTAACAATTGTTCCACTACCTTCATCAAATCTCCAATATCCTACAAGGTTACTATTTTTTCTATGGTCATAACCAAATCCAGCATTATATACTTCGTTGGCAAAAGTTCCATCTGTATCAAAGCCTGTATTGTAAATAGCTACTTCATCAATAGCACAAGCAAATCCTTGACTATATCCTGTTCCTTCGGTATTACGACCACCCATAAATATTGAATGAGTATAAGTTTCAGTAGCTTCATTTTGAGCTCCCCAAGCGATATTATTTTTATCAGTTATTCTTGGGTCGTTATCTACCCACATTCTAAGTTTTTTCTCACCTGTATCTTTATCATTACCAGCATATGTTACTAATAAATGGTGCCATTTACCTACTTCCATTGGATTATTTATTCCATTAATTTCAGTACCACCAACACCTAACCCAATATTATTACCTACACCTGATAATCCTATATGAAACCTTGCAGCAGGACTACTAGCTCTCGTACCTAATATAGTCGCTTGTTGAGTCATTTCCTCATCTGGTCTAACCCAAAGAGAAAGAGTAAATCCATTCCAAAGTGAATAAGTATCAGGATTAAAGGTAGTTGATACAAATGTTTTTGTAGCTCCACTTCCATCACCTGAAAATGATAGTGCATAATTTTTAACACTCGGTGCATCTCCACCTCTTCCTTTTCTGTATCTAAGTCTATCTATTAAAAGGTTATTTTCTTGAAATACTTTTTTAGCCAAACTTTCATTTATTTGAAACAAATAATTACTTTCTGGTATTTCTAACCAACTCATCCAATCTAATTTTACATTACCTTGTTTTTGTTTTGATACCTCTACTAATGTTGGGATTAACTTCGTACTATCCACAATATCCATTTTTTTAATTTTGTCTTCATATAATTTTTTTGTATTAAAAGCAGTCTGATTCGTCAACCATTGTGAATTTAATTCTTGTTTTAGATTTTCAATCACTCTATCTTTTTCTGCCAACTCATCTTGGTATTGAGCTTTAAAAGATTTTATATCTCCTGTAGGTTTAGAAATAAACATTTCATTTAGTTTTTGTTTGTCTGATTCTTTTTTATCTGTGGATTTACCACTACCAAATCTTTCTTTTAATAAATCTAAACTCACTATCTTGGCCTTTCTTCTATTTGTAATGATGATAATCTTGAACGATGTGCTGTTGCAACAATGTTGTGTTTAAAATTTGGATGTCCTCCAAATAATTGTGGTTCTGTTGTTCCATTGATTTCCCAATAATAATC